TCCGTCTATGAAACTACTTTGTCTTATATAACCTGCCATTGTTTTTATCTCCTACCTGAAGGTATGTAATCTACATATAAACCGTTAATTTTATACGATGGTTTATTATCGTTTGAAATAAATGTAAAATTGTTTGAAGTCCCACTTCCTTGTAATGGTATTCTAATCATAGGGTCTGCTATTGCTCCAAAAATATTTGTTCCAAACACAGCTCGTCCAAAAAATGAAGGTGGATTTAATGTTCCAAGTGAAAAATTTTCTGCTGGTTGTGGTACATCTGAACTTCCATAATCAAATCTTATTTGAACTTCTGGAGTAGATAAACCTTCTGCACCTGCTGAAACTTTTAAATAATGTAAAGTTTTTAAAGTTCCTAAATCACCATAATCATAATCTGGCGTTGAGTATCTTGCTAATATAGCAGTCCCATCAAAGTCATCACCTGAATCATGTATATGCACATAACCTGTATTATTCCCGTGATAATATACTTCAACTCCATCTTTATCAAATCCTGAACCTATTTCAGTTACTTCTAGTCCTCTTGTTTCTGACCATTCAAAACCGTTTGCTCTGATGGTTCCTATAATTCCTCTTTGTCCTGCAGCTACTGCATTTACGTTACTATAAAATAATCTGTATTGTGATTTTTCTCTAATAACAACACTAGTAATTCTATATAAATTTATATTTTGAGTTATTGCTGTTAATACAGGTTGTATCGCTTTAGATAACGTACCTAACTCAACGTCACCAATTCTTGCAGTACCAGCAACTGTTCTTATTCCGTCTGGTGCTAAAAATAGTAAGTCACCAGCAATCTCTTGTATACTATAGCCGCTTAAACACCCTACGTTTTCGGTAATAGGGTCTATACGAATATTAGCACTATCATTTATGTTTATTAGTTTATGTATGCTGTTTTCAGCAAAAACTATTAAATCTGTTCTAAATCCTTTAACACCCTGTACTTGGTCTGATATAGTTACAGAACCTGCACCAGAACCTGTAAAGTTATCAGGGTCGTTATAAACACTGTAATAAACAGTATTTAAATTATTTTCTACTCCTGCTGCAATTAAATGATGGTCATGAATAGTAATATACTTTACACCGTTAGTACCATCTACAGTTATTTCATGAGTAAAAAATGTTCTAGTGTTTAAAGCTCCTGTGCCTTCCATTCTAAAAGCCCAAGGTTTGTTAGCACCATCAGCTATAATTACTTCACCGTAATTAAATGTTGCACCTTCAAAAAGTACAAATTGACATTGCCCTTGTCCAGTTCTTGCAGTTGCTGACTTACCTGTAAAAGTTGTATGGTCATCACCACCACCTGCAGATAATTTATTTATTTGTAACCATGTAGCTCCATCGTTACTAAAAAATATATCAGTTCCTGCAGTTACTATAACACCATCTGCATATGGAAATACTCCTTGTATGGTAGTAGCTCCTCCAGTTGGTTGAGTTGCACTACCTTCACCAAACTTAGTAAATCCACTAATTCTTCTATAACCACCTTCAATAGAAACTTCAAAGTTTTCTAACTCTGTAGCTACTCCGGGTCTTCGTAGCAAATCAATCTGATTAGAAGCAGTAACTAAACCGCCTTCACATGCTACTGTAAATGGTTGTGAACGTGCCATAATTTAAAAGTATCTTCTATCGTCTGTCATGTATTTAGGCGTTGGATTCATAAGATTAGACTTCATTTGTTTCATTCCTTTCTTATAATCATCCAATGCAAAAGCAGCCTGTTGTGGACTTTCTTTAAATTGCCACACATAGTATCTCATTCTAGCTGTTACAATATTACTGTATTGCTCTGGTAAAACCATTGTGTCATCGTAAGCTGACAAAGCAGTGGGTCTTACGAAAGCATAAAAGTGTATATTATAAACTTTATCAGGAATAGGACTTAATCCAAATTTCCTGCTATCTGGAGACTTAATTACAAATTTAGGTTCTCCATAGTTTTGTGAGTTAGCATCATCCTCGTTTTCGCTGTCTCTGTAGTATCTTTTCCAATCATCAAGTGTAAGGAATCTTAAACCTCTTGAAACATAAGGAGCTGTTTCTCCACTTACATTAATTGTAGTTACATAAAAATCATCCCAATCGATTGATGCGTAGTCTGTAGTGATACTAGAACTATCAGACTTTAACGTATAAAATCTTTGACCTGCTACTGTAGGTACTGTTACGTTCCCATAAAAGGGGTCAGTACTTCCACTAACTCCAGCAGAAAAGAAAGGTAATTGAGGTTCTTGGTTAGCTATATCAAATATAGATTTATTAACAGTATCTTTTACAAACTTCTGAAAGCCTGTAGCGTTTGCAAAGTTTGCAGCAGTTAATGGAAGTTCATTAAGTTCTCTTAATACTTCGTTAGTTAAATCTAGATATGTAGTAGCCATTATTTTTTATGTACCTTTTGAATTTTAAAGTTTGCTGTTTTACTTGCACCCTTATGAGGTTTGTATCCACCTGAAGGGTCTTTCATTAATTTATAAGACTTACCGGACTTCATCCAGTGATAGCCTTTAGGTGCTGCGACTTTCATGTTTAGTTAGCTGAAGCTTTAGGACATTCTCCATGACCATACATAGGTTGAGCTGAACCGCCTTTAGCATATTTCATTCTACCACCATCCATTTTTTTATCTCTAGGCTTCATGTCATATCCACCCATCATCATTTCTTTTCTTTTTTCTTTTCCGTGTTTCATTCCGTGTTTCATTTTTATTTCCTTGTTAAAAAGTGGAGGAGTCCGAAGACTCCCCCGAATTGATATTAGTCAATTGCATAAAAAGCTGATACTAAGGCATCATCTCTAAGTACTTTCGCACCATAGACATGTAAACCTCTAACAATATCACCAAACGATGTTGGGTCTCTCAACACTTCTGTTGAAAGGATAGTGTTAGCAGTAGCAGTAGAACTCATATGTCCAGCCATAACTTTACCAGTAGCCGTTGTAGGCGTAGCGATATTGTTAGATTTGTACATATCAAATCCTCTTAGTTTTCCACTTGAAACTAAACCATTTCTGATTGAGCCTTGACCAGCGTTAAAGTCAACACTTAATAGCTTAGAACCAGATTGTGACAACTCTTCATAGAATGAAGGAGGTGCAACAAACCATCTACCTTCTTCAGGTACATTCTGGTCGTCTAAAAGTCTTGCCATTCTTGCCATAAGGTCAATAGCATCTACACCAGTTCCGTCTGAACCTAATAGGTCGACAGAAGCTGTAGTTTCTGCAACACCACCAGTACCGGCAGCAGCATCTGCTCCGATGATATGGTCAGGTGATGAAGCTGATACACCAGCAAACATAGTTGCTAAAACAGCAGCATCATATGAATCTTTCAATGCATATGCAGCAGAGCTTGAAGCAACTTCTTTGAAGTTCACATGTGACATATTTGTTTCAATATCATCTACGATGAATTTGAAAGCTTTAGCACTGTCAACAACCAAAGTTATTTCTTGGTCAGTTAGTTTTGTGTCAGTAGTATCGCTACCTCTTGTGTAGTCTGATACTGAAATGACAGGTTCTTTGATAATCTTTACAGAGTCTCCATAAGCAGATATTTCACCAGCATAGTCGGTGTTAGTAATAGCTTCTACCACTGAGGCTTTTCTAAAGAAGTTTAAAACCTTTTTAGAGTAAACCGAAGGTAAAAAGAAACTATTAGTTTGTCCACTTACGGAGTTAGCAAAGTTAGCATCGGTATCAGTTGCGGGTTCAAAATATTGAGCCATGATACATTCTCCTTTAAGTTAATTATAGTTTATTTAATGATTCTGCCTTCTTGCATTGCATCTGATATTTCTTTTTCAAATTTATCAAATTCAGCAACACTCATTGCAGCAATCTCCTTTTCTGACCATACTTTCTGTTGAGCTGGTTCTACACTAGTTGTTTTAGTAGAAACCATATCTGCAGCAGATTTTCTGGTCGGTTTAGAAGATGACTTAGTCTTTGTAGGTTCAATACCAAAATCTTTTTTAAACAAATCTAAAGCACGTGAAGCTAGGTCAGCATCGTCAGCATTTGAGTATATCCAATCTTGGATAGACTTAGGCTGTTCTTTTGCCCAACCATGAAAGTCATCACTATTTCTGATATCTTCAAAATCAGGATGTCTTTCCATTAACCTTTTTTCTGCATCTTGTCGTACTAGTTGATTTTCTCTTTCTTGGAGTTTACTAAGGCGTTCTTCTAGAACTTTTGCTTTAGACTCCGACTGTAGATGTGCAACTGTTTCTACAACTTCATAAACATCAGGATAATCATTTTTAAACTTTTCAAGTTCTTCTTCAGTTTTTGGAGCTTTATATTCAGGTTGTTGAACTTGATTTAATAACTCTTCTTCTCTGCTTTTAAACTCATTAAGTTTACTATCATAATGTTTTTTCAAATCATCGTATCTTTTTTTATAGTCTGGTTTTTTATAAGGTGTATCCTTTTTAGTTTCCAGTTCTTCAGTATTAACACTTCCTTCAGCTTCCACTTCAGTTATATCATTACTTTTAAAGAGTTTATTCTTTTCAGAAGGCTCTTCAAAAAACATACTTTGAGATGATACAAAAGGTTTATCGTCTCCTTTGTGCCAATCTTTCTTTGCGTTATAAGGGTTTGGCGTTTCTTCTTTTTGGACTGTATTAGTCATTTTCTTTTCTCCTACTCGGGGCTTCGTTTGACAAGGTAGCTCTATGTCGACTAGAGGGCTTGTTCTTGTAAAGGTAGCCTTTTGGTTTTAGTTTGATAAAGGGCTGATTAATTAATTCAGGTAGCTTTATCGTTTAAGCCCAGACCCATATATAGGTGGTTGTTCTAAAGGATTTGTATAATTAGGTTCTTCTTCTTCGATATCTTTTCTAGTATCTAAAATAGAACCTTTATTATTTTCTTCCTTCATAGTACCTCCATCTCGGGCTGGTTGTCTTTCATCTGCAGCAGCTTCAGCTTCTTTCATCATAGCCATTAAATTGTCAGCTCCGATTTCTTCTACAGCTTTTGCAGTAAAGACAAATTCTCCATCAGATAACCTTGCGGGTATGCTGTCAGAGACTCCTGAACC